GCACCCGGGAAACCCCTCAGGAGAGATGACGTCACCATCTGGTGGAGCGAGGTGGACTGCCCCAAGTGCAGGCCTTACCGCTTCATGCCGGTGCCTGCTGACGACCCGATCGGTGGTATGAAGATGGTGTACGTGGGGACAGGAGAAGAGCCGCCTGTTGTGAAACCACGGCGACGCATCATTCGGACACCCCGAGCTTGATTAGGATTCCGTTTCCTGTACTGTGATTGCAGTTGCGTAACCATAGCGCAACCTGACAGACACATGGAGAGAGACGAGTGCGCACACGCCTCATCGCTCCCCTGGCCATCGTTCTCCTCGTAGCAGCAGTTCTCGTTGCGGGGTTGGCCACTGGGGGCGACGGAGGAGTCAGGGTGCAAGCCGGTGATCTGCTTTCGGGCACGACCACGACCCAGACCCCCGTCACCACGTCCGAAGCGACATCCACCGTGCCCATTATGGCCCCGATCCCCGTTGTGACAACTGTGGCCACGACGGTGCCCGTAACCGAACCAACAACGGTGGCGCCGCCGCCCGAGCCAACAGCGGCACCACCAGCGGAGAACGTAGCTGCGGCTGAGGTCCCGGCTGCGGCTCCTGTCCCTGAGGCAGTCGTGCCGGACGCCACCCAGCCAGCGGTGCGCACCGGCACTGTCTGCACCACCGACCCGGACTACTGCAATCCACCGGCCACCGCAGCGGTACCGGGGTGGGCGCAGTGCCCGGAGTACTACCAGATGGCGCTCGACGTCGGCTGGCCCGAGAGTCAGATGCGTACGGTGATGTACGTGATGAACCGGGAGTCGAGATGCAACCCCGGCGCCACCGGGAGCAACGTCCACGGCAAGCACGCCCAGGGCCTCATGCAGTTGTTGGGCTGGTCGTGTCCACCGAACGGGTGCTACGACCCCTGGAGCAACCTGTCCAAGGCGCTCGATCTGTGGCAGTCCTCGGGGTGGCGCCCCTGGTGCTTACGGGGCGACCGGGTCACCGGCTCCTGTTAGCTTCCGAACCATGGACGTCCCCGAAGACTTCATCGCCAAGGTGGTTGGTTGCGGCATCGGTATCTCGTTCTTCGAGGGCGAGCTAGAGCCGGTGATCACGATCTCGTGGCAGCCGATCGAGGGGAACCCCATCCAGATCGCCATCTCGCCCGAGCACCTGGAGGGCATGCTCCCCGAGTTCATCGGGGCCTGCATCCGGGCCAGGACCGTGGCCGAGATGACGACGACGTACCCTGAGAAGCGGGACGAGATCATCCAGAACCTCATGTTCCGCTGGACAGGCACGATCGTGGAGGACACGAATGGCGAAGGGACGTAGGGAGTCACCAGGCCAGCAGTCGCTCTTCCCGGCCCCGGCCAACACCAAGGGGCGGCGCCGTCATGGCGCCACCGCCAAGTCCTCGGACATGGGCGGGGCCGCAGGCGACCTGGACACCACCAGTGCCCGGCGCAGGGTCCACGAGGCCGTCACCACGTTCGAGGACCCGCTGGAGGACTGGGAGTACCACTCCTTCGGCTCCAGTCGTGTGAACGCCGCCCGCTACAGCGCCTCCCGGCGCCAGTTGCTGGTCGATTGGGCCAACGCCCCTGGTGGGACCCCCTATCCGCCCTACATCTACGACGCCGTGCCCCCGGCCGTCTGGACCGGCTTCCGGACGGCTGGGTCGGCGGGCAGCTACGTCAACTCGACGCTCAACACCTTCCCCTACCGCCCGGCGCCCGGCGAGTACGTCTGATGATGCGGATCAAGGGCGTCGGCCCTGTGTACGTGGGGTATGAGCGCTGGACCGAGGAGCGGCAGCGCATCTCCCGGCCCTGGTTCCGGGAACTGACACCTCCCTGGCGCATGAGCAAGCGGGGCTGGCGGCTCCGGATCGGCCACCGGGCCTTCCAGATCGGGTGGTGCGAGAAGCGGCCACTTGCGGAGGAGCCTTCGGCGTTGTCACAGTTGGGGGGATATGACCTGGATGTGACCCCCGACCAGATCGGAGCGTGGGGCCGTGACGCTTCGCCGCCAGAGGGACCGACAGCCGCCTGACCCTGTCAGTGTCAATGCTCGTCTTGTTCGGGTACCGACTGCGGATCTGCACGAGATAGCCGAGACGCAGATCATGATGGCGGGGCAGTACCTGTCCCAGTGGGCCAACGGGGAACCCCTGGCGATCGAACAGGCGATCGATCAGGTGGAGCAGGCGCTGGAAGTGCTACGTGCTCTCCGAACCCGTTAAGTGGTGGGACTTCGCCAGTTGCCGTGGCCTCGACCCCGAACTCTTCTACCCCGAGCCGTACACCGACCCGAAGGAGGCCAAGGAGGTGTGCAGAGCGTGTCCCGTCCAGGTCGTGTGTCTGGAGTGGGCGTTGTCGCATCGGGAGAAGCACGGCGTGTGGGGCGGTGAGTCAGAGGCTGGGCGAAGACGCATCCTGCGCCGCCGAGGCACTGACACTGACAACGGTTCCGAATGATAAGTTCCGGCCATGAGGCCAAACGGGAAGACCCTGCACGAGGTCGCTGATGCGATCAACGCTCTGTTCGATCGGTACGGGCTTGACCATCCCGTCGTCGCTGTGAAGGAGACGCTGCCGATCCGTCTCGATGTGCGAGAGAACGAGCCGGACCCGATGAAGTGGCGGGCTGCCGAGCGGGCCATGCCCGCCGACTGCATCGTGTTGGAGAACTGCGATGACGTCCCGGCCATGGAGTTACTGCTGACCACGCTCACGTACATCTTCGACGTCTACTTCGAGGTGCAGCCGCCGTCCGAGCAGCGTCGCCTCTTCTGATCCCGTTCCTGTTATCATCACACCGCCCCTGAGCCATAACGAAAGGATGACGGTGGCCCAGACGAAGGACCCCATCAAGAAGCTCCAACAGGACATGGGGGCGTTGCGAACTCGTGTCGAGACGCTGGAGAGCGAGAGGCCGGGGCGCAAGCCCAAGCCGTTGCTGGCGATCAAGCAGCGAGACGTGTGCGCCATCGACCCCGACAGCGACTCCTCGGTGTGCCCCTGGTCCAGCATCTACCGCTACCAGTCCGGCTGCTGGGGCACGCTGTGCCGGGCCAAGCAGCATGAAGCGTATGAACGTCGCAAGACGGCACGCTCCAACGGCAAGGTCAAGGCGGTCGCTGTGAAGGTGCGACCAGTGCGACCAACGTCGTCAACGGCGAAGAAGATCGTGGCGGCGGCACCCGTCAAGAAGATCGTGAAGAAGACGCCCGCCAAGGCCACCAAGGCCCCGGCGAAGCGCACCGTGAAACGCATGGCCTCGTAGTGCTACCGATCGGTGGGTCTGGGCCACCATCGATCCCAGTGGGCACAGGGAAGCATCACCTGGAGCAAATCGAGCCGTTCCGCCTGGTCAACCTGGACGCCGCAGCGTTCGACTGGTTGTGGCGGATGACCGAGCAGAAGGCTCGCCAGCATCAGCAGGAGGCCAAGGAGCGGGGCGGCATCCACGAGCTACAGGCGCAGGTCAGTCTGCATGCGGTCCTCGCCTTCCGGGAGGCGGCGGGGACCCTGAACAACACGCCGCCACCAGGAACGAAGGTCATCCGAAGGCGGGTTGTAAAGAAGTCCTAGGTCCGGTAACATGTACACAGCAGCAGACGGGTCTGTCAGGGGTCCCCTGCTCAGGTTCGAGAGGGCGCCACTCCACTGCGGGGGGCGCCCTCTCCTCGTTGTAGGGTGCGGCCCGAGTCGGGGGGTCGTCCGGGTCACAGCGGTGGTCCCCCTTCTCGCCGGGGTGTAGATCAGTTGGTTAGATCGCAGGTCTGGGGGACCTGAGGGCGTGGGTTCGAGTCCCACCACCCCGACTAAGGTTCCGAATCAGGTACGGGGCCATAGCTCAGCCAGGTAGAGCGCCGCCATGGCATGGCGGATGTCAGGGGTTCAACTCCCCTTGGCTCCACGATGAACGAGATCGCAGTAGACGACGTGATCGCCATGGCCCTGCCTGTCGGTGTCCGCATGGACGACAAGCACATCAATCGCAACGCCACCGCCGTGGCGCAGAAGACGGTGTGGGACCAGTGGCCCGAGGGCCAGGGTCCGGCCATGATCCAGTTCGATCCCATCGAGTGGAAGCTCACCCGGGACCCGGCCGAGGTGGAGGCCTTCCAGCCTGCACACGATTGTGAACAGTGTCGGGAGGGCAACGAGAAGGCCAAGCGCTTCTTGGAGGAGTATCCGGATCGCTGGGTACTGCTGGGCAACATCCACTACGTGGAGATGTGGCCCGATCCGAACTAACAGGAGAGGGGCGCTGGACGGCACCGTCAAGGCACCACGCCCCCGAGCGTTACGCCTTCACGAAGCGCCACCAGCGCCCGTGGGCTGACTGGTTGGCCTCGCTGACGACGCTCGTCGCCCTCTCGATCTGCCTGCCGTACGAGTCGGTCTTGGTGCTGTCACCGCTCACGTAGATCAGGTTGATCGAAGGCATCGCATTGGCGGGGCCGTGTACTGCGGTCACCAGACCGAGGTACGGACGGCCGTACTCATCGAAGTACTCGATGGAGTCGCCAACGCTGATCTCCTGCTGTTGTGTGCTCATGTTCACCTCCTTCCGTGGTCGCTCGCTACTGTAGGTGTTGTGACGACCCTCTACGAGGAACTGCCCCCGGAGCTACAGGCTCCAGCGGAGGACGACTTCCTCGATGAGGACGAGGACCAGCCGTTCGACCCGGACCCCTTGGAGGAAGAGGAGCTAGACGAGTCCACCAAGGAGTTCGTGGACAAGCTCGTCAAGCGCTGCATCCTCTTCGTGGAGGAGTTCAACCAGGTCGAGTTCTACCCGTACCAGCGGGAGTTGTCATATCGCATCATCCAGAGCCTGGTCCTCCACGACGCTGAGGAGATCACCGGCCTCGTGTCCCGCCAGGCGGGGAAGACCGAGACGCTGGCCAACACCTTCGCCGGGTGCATGGTGCTGTTCCCCAAGCTGGCCCTCTCCTTCGAGTTGCTGGCTCGCTTCAAGAAGGGCTTATGGGTCGGGTGCTTCGCTCCCACCGAGGACCAGTCCGAGACGCTGCACGGCCGCATCGTGGAGCGCTTGACCAGCGACGCCGCCACCGAGTTCATGATGGACCCGGAGATCGATGACGAGGTCAAGGGCAAGGGCAAGCTCATCCGGTTGAAGAACGGCTCGATCGCCCGGCGCCAGACCTGTAACCCGAAGGCGAAGATCGAGGGCAAGACCTACCACGTGATCGTCATAGACGAAGCCCAGGACGCCAGCGAGGACGTGGTGCGCAAGTCGGTCCATCCCATGATGGCCGCTACCGCTGGCTCCATGGTGAAGATCGGCACGCCCTCCTACATCAAGGGCGACTTCTACCGGGCCATCCAGTTGAACAAGCGGCGCATGGCGGGACGGGGTCGTCGGCAGAACCACTTTGAGTACAACTACAAGATCGTCAGCAAGTACAACCCGGACTACGCCCGCTACATCGTCCAGGAGAAGCTGCGGCTGGGTGAGGACTCCGACGAGTTCCAGATGAGTTATAACATCAAGTGGTTGTTAGAACAGGGCCAGTTCGTCACCGACGAGGTGATGGACGGCCTGATGGACCCCAGCATGCCGCTGGTGCGCTCCTGGTTCCGCAGCCCGGTGGTGGTGGGCATCGACCCGGCCCGCATCAAGGACTCCACGGTGGTGACGGTGTGCTGGGTGGATTGGGACTTCCCCGACGCCTTCGGCTTCCGTGAGCATCGCATCCTCAACTGGCTCGAACTGCACAACATGCCGTGGGAGGAGCAGTACTTCCAGATCGCTGACTTCCTGGACAACTACCGGCTGAGCTACATCGCCGTGGACGCTCAGGCGATGGGCAGCGCCGTGGCCGAGCGCTTGCAGGTGCTGTTCGGTTCTCGGGCCGAGGTGATCCCGATGGGGTCTGACACCAAGGCCCAGGGCATCCGCTGGAAGAACCTCCAGACCCTGCTCGACAGGCGTCTGCTGGTGTATCCGGGCCACTCCAAGGCCCGCCGTACTCGTGTCTGGAAGAGGTTCCGGCGCCAGATGGCTGACGTCATCAAGGTGTTCCGAGCAGGGCAAATGCTGGTTGAGGCGCCCAACGAGGCCGAGGCCCACGACGACTACGTGGACTCGATCGCACTGGCCTGTGCGGCCTCCATGATTGAGGCCACACCAGAGGTCGAGGTGATCGAGTCACCCTTCTACAGCAGGAGGTAACCCATCTTGCTGCGACAACGTGCTTAACATGGCGCCGACCGCCACCCCTTGGAGGTAGCTATGGGCCTTGCCCCCGTTCCCCCGCTGGGACCCGAGAAGTTCCGGGGCGCCCAGTACGAGACAGATGTCGCTCAGAACGACCGGCGCCGTGGGCCGCTCCGCTTCGAGGAGGGCATCGCCACCGACACCGACGTGCCCCAGGACTTCCGGCGTGGTGCGTACGCCGACTGCGCCAACGAGCGGCCCGTCACCTGTGTCAAGGGTGCGGGCGAGACGCAGCGTGAGCGGGTCCACATGGGGTCGTCCACGTGGATCGAGGCGCCTGCCCTTCTGAGCGAGTTCGCCCATGGTGCCCAGATGTTCGGGCACGGCTTCGAGAGGGAGATGGGCGCCAACGCCATCCAGCGCCGCCCGAACCGGGCTGTCGTCACGGACTGATGCCGTACAGCCAGCCGTCCTCCCGCATGCGGGTCCTCGGGACTCAACTGCCGACCTCGCAGACGGTCCATGACCGTGTGTACGGCCCGGCTCCGAGGGGACGGCCGGTTGTCATAGCACCGAAGAGCCTGGCGTTGAAGAAGGACGCCAGCCGCCCGCAGAACTTCCGTCTGCTCTGGCAGAAGATGAAGCCCGACGTCCTCCAGCGTGCTGAGGGGCTGATGGGCACCCACATGCCCCCGGCGTTGGAACCCGCTGCCCTGCGGGCCTACAACACCAAGAAGCATCGGCTGGAGCACTGATGGTTGCTCGCAAGAAGCCACCTCCGGACAGCCGGGTCACCCCGCCGCCCGGTCGAGCACTGCGTACCGAGGATCTGACGCCCCAGGGGCGCAACAAGCTGGACCAGCGCATGTCCCGCCTGGGCAACGCCAAGACGGGCCAGCGCACCATCATGCGGCGCTTGGCCAAGCAGGCGGTGGACCCGAACGCCTCGGAGGAGACTCGGGACCAGTCGGCTCGTCGTCTGGTGACGCACAAGGCCATGAAGGCAGCCGGGGCCTTCGTGGACCGTGACATCACCATGGAGAACGCTGTCGAGTCGCAGACGGGCTACGTCAACCGGGGCCGGGAGCGGGGGCATCGGGACTTCGAGTCTGGCCTGCCCGGTATGCACACCGACCGCCGTCCCACTGACCGGCCGGTGATGGGCCTGAGTGATCTGGGCGCTGACTGGTACTTCGAGCACCACGGCAAGCTCGCTGGTGTCTCCAAGGAGACGGGCATCGACAAGGAGCGGGTGATCACCGGCTCCACGGTGATGTCACCACAGAACAACCCTGTGCAGGAACTGGCAGCGGTGCATGCGCTGGCTCGTGCTCACGCCGACCCCACGGCCCGGGTCAAGGTGTCACCGCAGGCGGTGGAGGAGTCTGAGGACAAGTCGATCGCTGACTGGACAGGCCGATCGGTCCACCCCGGCGAGATGCAGTCGCACCAGTTCGCTGCGTTGAAGGCGCCCAAGGTGCGGGGCCACGTCCAGACCGAGGGTGACGTGAACCTGGCTCCCATGGCCAAGGGTGGCACCACCGAGAACGTCACCAAGTCGATCGACGTCCTGCGGGGCAACACGGCGCCCGAGGACGCCATCGATCCCCATGGGTCGCCCAAGGTCCACAGCTACCGAGAGGCCATCCGCTCTAGCGACCCCTCCGAGCAGCACGTCCACGAGGAGTTCCTGGGGCGCATGGACAACGTGCTGCGCCAGCTTCCAGGCCAGCAGCGCATGGACACCTTCGGCTTGAAATCCTCTACCGAGGGCATCCTGGACCCGCACCACCCCATCGCCAACGACACCTGGATGCAGGCGGCGCAGTCAGGCCAGCGGCCCGAGGTGGTGGACACCGGGCGGTCAGGCAAGGCTCGTTGGCAGTCTCCGGCCAAGTTCGGCGTAGGGGAAGCGGGGTCTGCCAACGAGAAGAAGCTCACCTCTGGTGGCATCGTCAAGGGTGGTTCGCCCGCCATGATCCGTCACGCCTGGGGCCAGGAGTCGGTGGAGCGCACCGGGGCTGAACTGGGCAAACGCAACGACGAGATCGTGCCCTCGGTGGGTGTCCAGGGCGTGGTGTGGACCGAGATTCGTCGTCAGGCCGGTGGGGGCAAGGACGCTGAGTACGAAGGTCGAGTGGCGGCACATCAGGCCAGCCAGCGGTCCCCGCTGCGTCCTGGCCGGGGCCAGAAGTCTCAGACCATGTTCCATGCTGGTGAAGGCGGTACCGAGACGGTCAATCCGGCTGCGGTGTTGTCACAGTCCCGGCAACTAGCCCTGCGGAAGACGGCTGCTCGTGGTGTGCAGGGAGAGTTGTTCGGGTGAGCATCAACTTCAACCCTCCGACCTACCGAGCCGCAGTCAGTGACCTGGCTATCGCTGTGTCCCCGCTGGGCCTGGTGGAGTTGGCCGATGAGGAGTTCGAGGTCCATGGCCCTCGGATGAACCGCTACGCCAGCAACTGGGCGTGGTACCTGGGTCATCACTGGGCCTACCGGCGTGAACTGGGCGAGCCGCAACTCACC